AAGCCGTAAACATATTTTAATGTAGCTACGGCAGCCTCTTTGCTAGTTAACCCATTAGCTACTGATTGTTGCAGTTGTATAATTCCGGTAACACCACCTACACTACCCCTCAATTCTGCTTGTGATGCGCTATCTGTATTTTCATCCCCCTCAACCAAAACAACTCCGGTCATTTCAGTAAAGTATTTAGCATCCATTTTTAAACCTGCGGTTTTCATTGTAGATGCTATATCTGCATAAACCTTACTATTGTCTCTTTGCTCTATTTCCTCATGCTCCTTTTCCTCGTTGTTTGAGAAGCAGAATTTATAGTTGGCATCTAGTTTGAATCCTAGCTTTATCAACTTAGGTATAACCGTGTTGTTGATCACATCTTCAACAAATGCTCCGTCCTCTGTTCTCGTATCCATTAACGCTTGAGCAACCGGTGAATCTTCACCTTGACCGGCTCCTAGTTTGCCGGAAATACTATCCAAAGCATCAGCATGACCCAATATAATCTTACTGATTTTCTTTTCGCAACGTTGTTCAAGGTCCGGATATATTTTAAACCCTTGACCGCTACCACCACTTTCTACAAGCTCTATACTTTCTCCGAACTCGTCAAGCAATATCCAACCTTGGCTACCCATATCAGCCAATGCATTTGCAAACGTGCCCCTTTCGTGTTCCTCTGTTTTATTTGTCTTACCTACGCGAATAGGCATCCCGAATAGTTCTGCAGCATCAGCATTAGCGCCTAGTAAATTTCTGCAAATGATTTCGTACAAGGCCACTTGGTAAAGTAACCCGTAACCACAAATAGAAATGCCGTTTTCGGTTGTTGTTGGAACATAAACGCACCAATCTGAATAAGGCTCTTGCATGAACTCTGCACCGTCCAAAGCATAAACCAAGTGGTTTACAACTAAACGATCGGGCGAAACGTTGGCACGTCTAACTATTGATAAGTCATTGAAATTGCCGTCCGTTATATCCCCTAAAGCAATCAATGAATACCCAAAGAAACGGGCATCCAAGATGTATTCTATCAATTCCGAAAACCACTTTTTGTTAAGCAATTCTTCGTTCTGCTCACTTTCCACACCCTCTTTGTTTTTGAACTCCCATTCCCGAAGCATGGTAAGTTGCTTTCGTCTTTTGATACAAGCGTATGTGTGGCCGTTGAACACCGTGTCAAGGTACATTCTTTGCATCTTAACTCTATGCGGGAAGTATGCTAGTTCGGCTTCTTGAATACATTCGCGCCACATAGCAACATCATGCCTTAGTCGCTGTAACTGTACGGGCGAAATGTAGTTGCGTAGGTTGCGCTCCGAGTTCTTAGGCGGTAAATCTCTTACTGTTGGGGCCCACACATTTTTGATTCTATCTATTAACTTGTCTGCCATTTTAATAACTGTTTACGTTTTTCACTACCGAACCAAATCGAATTCTACTACCACTTCTAGGCTGTATCAATGGCAAGTTAGGCGTTACTTCGCCTTTACCGCACATCTTTAACCAATCAATAGCTGAGTGGTATCGGTCAATTCTTAGCTGTGGAATATTCCTTGGTGCAATACGGCTGTGCAAATGATAAAGTGCAATATCGACAAAATAAAGTAACATTTGTTGATCGCGGTTATCGCCTTTCGTCCAATAGTCAGTATCTAAAATATCGGTGTTTGCCGGTACTGTGTATGTAGAAACAACTTGCCAATACTTCGCTCCGGCTACGGTATCAGTCGGAAATACGTTGTTTAGTGGTATATTGCTGTACAAATGATACTGAATAGCTGTGTCGTGGCTAATCGCTTGTGTTTGAATCTTGCACTTGTACTTTTTACCTTGCCAAAACACCTCGTCATTTACCTGGTAATAACCGTAAACATCGAACAATGGGACGGGATATTTAGCATAGAACAAATCGTACTGAGCGCCTATCAAACTCCATTTAGTCGGGTCAAATACTCCCGTTGTTATAGTGGTACACTTATATACATTTCCCTCGTTTACCACATAATTACCGACCGCATAACTCGTTGAAGTTACATAAGCATTGGCATCGATGTAAACTCTATTTGTGGCGTTGTAGCCATTAGAGCCTACCCATTGAGTAGTATCTGTAAACTCCATTGAAATATCGTACTTTTGGCGAAGATAGCTGATAGCCTCTGCTTGTGCGCTTTGTTGGATGGCTACTCGTATTCTTTCATCGTTGGTGACAAGCTGCGACAACTGCGCCTCTTGTATTTGCTTTAGGTAGTCGTTGTGGATTAGATATGCCATGTTGCAAAATTAATAATTAATATCTATTTTTTGATAAGCTGTTTTTCCCGTATGAAATATTGCTGATAATATCTCCGGCTTGGTACTTTGCAAAATCGTTGGCGAAAGCAGAGCAAATTAAATAATCGTTTGCATCAGAAGTGTGCCCGTATTTTTCAGAAACCACTCCCGTTGACGGGTCTTTAACTTTTTCTTTCATCTTTGTTCCATCCGCATCTTCTTTAAGATAGCAATAGTCGGATATTGTCTTGTGGCACGAATTATCTATCAATAATTCAATACCATTATAATTTGATTCAAATATTAGGTTTATAAAGTTTGCCCTCATTAGCACCGGTGGCGCTTGTTTTTGCACCCTTAGGCTTGGTCTGTACGTTTTCAACTCACCCATTATTATGGTATAATCATTAAATCCCTTTTCGCTTCTTGTATCTTCTTTTTTACCGTTCGGATCACCATAAATAAACATACCGCCATCATGCCTCGGAAACTTAGCCATAAACGCGCGACAAACTCCGGCTGTATTATTGATTGGTGTTACTGTGCATATTTCGGCTAACTGCACAGCTCTTTTCCCTTTTATCTGCCATACGCAACAAGTCATGTAAGGATTGACGTTAAAGTCAAACGTTATGTGTAAAGGCAGCTTGCTATCGTATTCCCTAAAGTATTCGCCCGTGTGCAAAACCGTCCTAAATGACTTATAAAACTCACCTCCTGCTTGTGTTGGCTGTGGATTTTGTTGGTATAACGATTCGTATGTTCTTATTGACTGTGACCTAACCTGCATTAGCTTATCTATCGAGTGGCGATTTTCCCATAATGCCTCGCCTATTTGTCGTGGGTCGTTTGGGTCTTCTTGCACCTTAACCGCAGGTAAGCATAGTATTGTCCATTGTTCACCACCATTAGCCATACTTTCAAGTAATTTCCCAGAAAGGTCGTTTACATCCCATCTCGTTTGAGTTATCAATATTCGGGAATCATTGTGAATACGAGTGTATAGGACATCGTTGTACCAATTCCAATTACGATATTGAAAAGTGGCACTCATTGCCTCTATTGAATCTTTAACAGGGTCATCTATTATCGCAATGTCGGCAGGTGTTCCAGTAAGTGAACCACCGACACCTGTAGTCTTCAAAAACCCTCCATATCCAACAGTTTCAAAAATATCTGAGTTCCTAAGCCAATTACCTTTCGCTACGGTGACTATATTTGATGAGTTAAGTTTAGTCTCGGGGAATACATCCTTGTATGTTTCACTATCCATTATCCGCTGACAATCCCTATTGAAACTGCTTGATAAGTCGCTCGAATATGAAGCCAATACTATTTTTGTTCGTGGGTTTTTGCCTAATATAAAAGCCGGTAAATTTCTGCTTACAAGTTCAGATTTTCCGTGTTGCGGAGGCATGAACACCATTAGCCTTTTTATTTTACCGGAAACAAAATCATCCAAATATTTACACAGTAGAATATGGTGCCAATTTGCTTGATACCCCTCTTTATTATACAAAACGAAGTCCAAAAGATGCCTTTTAGCTAACTCCGCTCTCGGATTTGATTTTAGCAAGAGTTCGTAGGTGCTCATCTGTTAGGTTGGTTAAGTCAATAGGAGGTGTTAATTTCTCTCCGTTGGTTGTAACATCTGTATGTGTCATGCTTAACATCTTCCTTTCGTCATCTGTACATATCAGCTTCATTAGTGCCATTTGCAAAGCAGGAGCGTTTGATTTGTACCATTTTGAACGCATCGATACCTTTAGTTCGGTTCGATTAGTTTCGAGTAAATCTTTTAGTTCGTTGTATTCGTTGCAATTAACTTCAAAAAATCTGTAAAACGTAGTTTTATCGCAAGGCAAAAAAGCCACAATATCCTCAATGAAGAACAGTTTATTTTTAACTATTGCCTCCTTTGCTTGTTCAAATATTTTATTTTTATCGTATGCCATTTTTATAAGGCTTTAGAGCGTGGAGGTGGTTATAAACCCCATCTTTGTACTGGAAGCACAACGCTTTTTATTTAAGCTACCCACGCATATACTATTTTGCAAATTTAATCTTTTTCTTTACGTTCTGCTATTGTTATTTTTTCTCCCTTATACATCCCTGCTCCCATTTCATCTATTTTACTAAATGGTAATATTGGAACGGTTATTTTGCAGGTTTTATCGATTAAGTAAATGTATCTAAGTTGATTCCCTTCTATTGCTTTTGCTCCGTTCCTTTTCCAATATCCTGCACTTTGACCTTTGGTTTTATAGTTTGAATTATTCAATGTTTTATCTGCCATTATTTGACCGTTTGGCATTAATAGCATAGTAGTGTTTTGTTTTATTCCTGTAAGTTGAAAACCACTTGCTCTATAAATTGTGCCGTCTCCACATTGGCAGCCATCCGCATAAGATATGATCCACTTTATATGCGGTGCGTTTTTTTTGATTAGTTTGATAGAAATTGAAATACATCGGCTTTCCGAATTTTTTGGTAAATAATCATCAAACGCCATTCTGTTTAACTCTAACATTTCGTTCCACTTTTCGTTGTCGCTTATTTTTCCGCTATCTACTAATTTTAATACATTTCTTTTGTCCATAGGTGGCCCATAACTCATTACCCCGTGAAGTTTATAATCTAAAAAAGCACCAAAATGCAAAGAACTCAAATTAACCACTTTTCCAGAATAATGATGTTTCTTTACAAAGTCATTAGCAATCTTTGCAGGTATTACCTTTACTATTATTTCCTTTGCTCTGCCCATTGCATAATAATTAAATAAAGTGCGTTTCCGTTGCTGTTTTCGTTGCCCATTGTTTCAGCATATTTATACTCCTCTGTTGCTTTGATATCTGCTATTGCATTTTTAATTTGCTCCGCCTGTTCGTCTGCTAATGTAAAAGTCATTTGTTGAAATGGTGCTTTATCTCCTTCAGGTAAACTAAAATCAGTTCCCAAATCATCGCTATCTAAATCAAAACCAACTAAATCCAATCCCCACGCTTCTAACTGCTCACTATCCCATTCATTCGCTAACACTTCCCAATCCCACTCACCACCGCTTGTATTGTCTTTTATTAAAAACTCCTTTTGCTGTTCTTCGGTTAGGTTATCTGCAATGATTACTGGTATCTCTTTTATTCCAGCCTCTTTACAAGCCTTATATCTCATGTTCCCGCCTAGTATAATCATGTCGGTATTTACTACTATTGGTCTAATTTCAAGCATTTGAGGGAAATCGATAATAGATTGCACAAGCTTTTTAAACTTATCATCTTTAATAAGTCTTGGGTTGTTGGGATTTAGTTTTATTAACTCTAATTTTACTTTCTTAGTACTGCTCATATATTTCAATACGTCAATTTAACAGTTTCACACGCCTTTACATCAAACGAATCGAATGTATATTTATACTTATTGTCGTAATAAGCTATTTGATACTTCCCTTGTTCTTTCGGAAACGATGTAGTTGTACCGGCTGTAAAAATAGCCTCAGTCTTTCCATCGTTGCCATAAATCAATATGCCTCCGTATGTACTCGAATAAACTTCAATATTTCCTTTTGTTGAACCACAAGCGTTTTCTTTCGAGCAACCACCCAAAAGAAGTAAAGCCGAAAATAAGATTGATAGTATTTTCATTGTGCATTGTTTAAATTCAAAACTGCCAAAAAAAAACCGATTAACCAAGTTTAGTGTGAA